TTTTCCTTGACCTTGGATAGATGGTCCACCACCTAATCTTCCAGCTGGGATAAGTCCAAAACCTTGTGTGTTTCTATTAGCCATAGTTTTTTCCTTTTCCTATTACAATGTTAATTTAATCCGATGATATAGAAATAATTAAAAAATTATTTTTTCGTACCACCGAAGCTTACACGAGACTGCCTCTCAACATTGATTGGCATCCTCTGGTCTTGCTCCTTCATTAGATCGTTTTCTACGGCTTCGCTTCGCTCTTGATGACGATTAGTCATGTAAGCTTGTCTTTGCTTCGCAATCTCTTCAGGTACCTTCGCAAGTAGAAGGCCTCCAACTCCAACGACTCCCTTGTATTTTCCATCTTCAATAACTGGATAGTCAGATGCATTTTCGATTTCCTCGGCACGAACTAGTTCATATCCTTCTCTTAAACGTCCAGATATATTTTTCGTATCTTGAAAGCCGACGCTCTCTGCTCTAATCCATCTATACCTGAATCCGTCAGGTGCAGGGGGTGCATCTAGAGCTGATGGATGAACCCAAACTTTTGGTCTTTCAACTTTAGACCTAGTTTGACTCGCACGGGAAGTTTGATTTTCTTTAGTCATACGCTTAAGCCTCCTTCGTGGTTTTTAATTGTTTTGCGTACTCTTCGAGTGGCACTCCTAATTTTTTAGCTATTGCTACTTGAGAAGAAGTGAGTCTCACAGTTTTGCGTCCAGGTTTTACGCTTCGTGAAGCCGATGCAACCGTTTGCACGGGAGCGGACGTTTTCTCTGCTTGATTATTACCAAATTTAGCAGGAAAGTCAACTTTCATCCTTCTATCAATTTCTTGATAGTATTCATCTGAAGTTGTGTCATATCCTTCATTTTCTAAATCCTGGTGGTGAGCTATGGCTGTATTAGTCATGGCTCTGTTACTTCCAAACCATGTATTCTTAGTAGCCCAAGCTTCAGCTTTAGGATCTGGCATTGGTGTGTTTTCAAGCTGATTCTGTTGAATGTTTCCACTGTCAGCGGGTTTTACAGGTTCTTCTGTTTTAACCTGTTCCCTTTGTTGTTTTGCTTGTTTTATTCTAGCATTCTCAAAAGAGAGTTCTGCTATTCTTTTGTTAGCTGCGATTTGACCTTTAGCATCTGCTGATTCAATTGCCGCTGCTAGTTCTCGTTCTGCAGCTTGTAATCCAGCATCAATGTTTTTTTCAAATCTTTCTAAGTTAGCTAAATCAGATTTTTGAAAACTAGTTTCCATTTGTTTTCTTTTTTCTTCAACTGATCTTGCATACTCTACGGCAGCTTGTTCTCTACGTTCTGCTTCTCTCATCTTACGAGTAAGTTTAGCAATACGTGCTTGAACACCTTTACTGTACTCTTCTAATTTATCGTCTTCCTTTTTTACTTCTTCTTTTTTCTCTGTTTCTTGTTCATTAGACTGAACATCCAACTGCTCATTAGATTCCTCAGATGAATCATTGGACTCAGTATTGTTTTCAACTGTTTCATTAGATACCTCTATTTCATTTTCTTTTTTATCCTCTTGCAGATTTATTTCTGCACCAGGACCCGATGTATCAATATCGACAGTTTTAGCTTCTTCTGGCATAGTTATCCTCCTATGTTAAAACTCATGCAAGATGTCCTCTGGACTATCAATTGTTGCTAACACTTCATCGTCGTTTAGCAGACGCATTTCCCCACCATCGATTTTGATTCGGCTACCTGCATACCTTGCAAACATAACCCAATCCTTCTCCTTGCACCATGGACCATCAGGATACCTCTCTTTATCCTTATAACAATCTGGACCCATAGCCATCACTAAACCAACTTGTGACGCAACTTGTTGTCTCTCTAAAGTTGTTTCAGCTAAGTGAATTCCACCTTTAGTTTTTTCTTTCATCTTAAAAGGTAAAACTAAAAGTCTCCACCCAGTTGGTTTTGGTAATTTTGGTTCTTCTGTTTTTGATTTTTTTACACCAATTAAATCATTGTTTGGTGTTAATATTGATGACTGTTCCTTCATTTTTTTGCTCCTTATTATCTAGCAGGTTAGAGAGTTCCTGTCTTGTGGCTTCTAAGCCATTTATTTGTCCTATTATATACTTGTAATTTTCCATTGTGTCAACACCCCCAGAGGTTATTGTCACGGATAGTGCTTCTAATCTAGTATTTAAAAACTTAATTAGTTTTCTTATGACGTCTTCTAATTGCATCTTTACCTTTCTTAAAAATTGCAGCGACTTTGTTTTTTCCCATAACTTTGGCACGCTGTTCTCCAACAGTTAATATCTGTATTTTTCTAGCAAAAGGTTTACTTACACGTTTTACTTTTGCAACTGTAGCACTTGCATCTGCTGGTGTAGCAAATTTTATACTAACAGTATCTCTAGGATTTTCATCCGTATAAAGTCTTCTGCCAGAGCCTTTAGGCTTTTTTCCCGTTCCTACTTTTGGATCCGCCATGTAAGACTCCTTGTAATGTTTTAGCTTGACCAGCATGTGTTTTAGATGCTTTTTTCAAACCTTTAATTACCTTTTTTATTTTAGCTTTTGATTTTTTCATATTAACATTTCCATCTTCTACGAGCTTGACGAAGTCTTGAATTAGGATCTCTAGCGGCTTTAGGAAATTTTTTCATTTGTCCTGCACTTCTCGCACAAAACGATTTACGTCTCTTAGCAGCTTTTGATCCTGGTTTGACTTTGCCAGTGACCGCTGTTTTTAGTTTTGAACCAGGATTTAATCTTCTGTAAGCAGCGACCCCAGCTCGTGTCATCCCTGCTCCAGACTTCGTTGATCTGAAGTTCTTTTTATTTCTGGCAGGCATTGTACCTTGTTTTCTCAAACTATACCTCCAAATCCCATTTTCTTTCTCTTAGCAAATGTTGGAACGTTAGTTGGTTTGCCACCCACTCCTTGAGCTACTGCTCTTTTTCGTTTGACAGCACTCGCCCTTTGCGAGTCGGTCATCCGTGTGGCTTTTGCAAGTGGTACGCATTTTGGATACTTCCGTTTGGCATCCGCTTTTTGTTTTGAACGGCCACACTTTGCGAACGAACCATCCTTTCGTTTGCTCCCAATATCTACCCATTTTTGCTTGAACCATTTATCAAGTCCATTTTTTGCCATGTCATTAAAATGTTTTTGTTTTCTTTGACCTGTTAGACATGATAGCGCCACAACCTCTGGCAACCTTACCACCTTCTTTTAAACCTTGTCTTCTTAATCTTTGAGTAGCTTCAGTTAATCCACCACCCATGTAAGTTGCTCTTTTTATCATACCACCCATGGCTCTTTTAGGTCCTTTGAAATCTTTTCTTTTTACACCTGATGGATCTTTAAT